TGATTCTGAAAAGGGAGCGCAAAAATCAGAACACTTGAAAGGTTTTAATTTATGGGAAGTTAGACTCAATGTTTCCATGGATGAGAAAAAAGTTGAAGAAAATAATATCCCTTATTCTTTTTTCATTGCTCTTTCAGGGCTCTTTTCCTTCCCTCAAAAAAATCCTACTCCAAAGGACGATCAATTGCGTTTTGTCCGTATTAATGGGCCTTCCATTCTGTATGGATTTGTGAGAGAAATAGTCAACTCTTTCTACGACAAAGGGCCATACCCAAGCCCAGTGCTTCCTACCATTTCTTTTTATTTCCCTGAAAAAAAAGAGGATGATGGAGAAAAAAAGGATTCTTGAATCTATATCTCTTCCTTTTACTCGCCCTTCTCCGGTTCTCCAGAGAAGGGTTCTTTTTACCCTCAATCTACCACATCTACAACAGTCTTCACTGGATTCATCAGCGCAGCCCCAAGCGTCATTACTGCCCGGCAGTCTGAATAGCCTTATTCGTCATGCTGCTGGCAATCCCGCCTGCCGCGCCGAACACCCGTCCCAGCCAAATCACCTGCTTCATGTAATCCTCAGCTATTAAAAAGGCTGATTTTTCCATTCGGACAGCGTTCATTGAAACTCTCCCCTCTTCTCGTATCTTCAACATCACTTATGCGAATACGAATACGAGATCTAATAAAACAGTTAGAAGATAACGGATTTGTCCTCGTAAGAACCAGAGGTGATCATCGTATCTACGAATACCGTAATGCAACTGATCATCGTCTTATAGCAGAAGCCACCATCAGCGGCCGCACTACAGACAATGCCCCCCACTATCTTATAGCTCAGGTACGGGATGCTATTGAAGCTGCAGGTGGAACTTGGGAAGATTAACAGCACCTGACTCCATTCAGGAGTTGCCCCTATCGGGGCAGCTCCTTTTTTTGTTGAATGCATCACCTCTTGTTTTCCCTTTTCCGGTATGATAATTCTGGGGAATGCACTCAAAAAGTGACATCAAGAAATGGCTCAAGGAAAATGGAAAAGACTGTGACTGGTTGGCCGAACAATGCGGAGTCAGCATTCACACGGTCTATGGCTGGATGTCGTCACGTCGTTCTATCCCTGCCAAATCACGAGTACGTATTGGAGAACTGATGGGGGAGGTGAAACAACCCCTGGGAGTAATTCGAGGAGTGCAGGCGGGAAGTTTTGAAGCCCTGCAACTGGAAAACACCATCCTCCGGGCGTGGATTGCGTTGCACCTGAAACCTGGTGAAGTGGTAGACATTGATAAATGGGTAAGAAAGAAGATGGAAGAATCGTAGAACACTTCGCCCCTTGGCCTCCGGGCCAGGGGCTTTTTTGTTACTGCTACCTAGAGTCGAGAAGGAAATATCTCCTAAAATGTTGGAAATAATCATTTCATAATGCTTTTGAAGGAGTTAAGCAAATTATTTACAACTCTCTTTATTTCATGGTATTATGAATTTGTATGAAACTATTCTCTCTCATTTTAGCTGTTATTTCCCTCACTTCATTCTCGGAAGCGCACCCTGGCGGCTTGGACGCCAACGGCGGTCACTACAACCGCAAAACAGGGGAATACCACTACCACCGGAAACCGGCAGCCAAACCGGCAGCGGAAGAAAAAGCGTACTGGATCAGCTCAACGGGCAAAACCCATAACAAAAACTGTCGGTACTACCGGGCTTGCAAAGGACGAGCCAGCGATACGCCCAGCGGAGTGAACTGCAAGATTTGTGGGGGATCAAACAAATAGTTAGAAAAAGTATGAAAAAGGTGGTGCTATTTATTTGCTTATTGAGCATTGTTTCTTGTGTATCTCCTCAACAAAGACAAGCTGAATTAAATATTCAGTTGGAAGAAGCGGTTAGATCTTCCGATGTCGGGAAAGCAAAAGATTTGATTGAAAAAGGAGCAGCTATAAATAGTGTTCGCCAACATAGATACGATTTTAACCCATTATTAGAAGCAGCAAATAATGGTGATGTTGCTATGGTGAAATTGTTATTAGATAAGGGGGCTAATATTGAGACAAGATACAACACAGGAGAGACAGCATTATATTTTTCAATATCATCAAATAAAAAAAATGAACAACATTTTATAGAAACAACAAAGTTACTAATATCAAGAGGGGCTGATGTAAATGCCTTATGTGGAGATTCTACTCCTCTTATAGCTGCTTCTGGAGGCAATCATTTGGAAGTTGCTAAGATTCTTTTGGAAAATGGAGCGAATATACATCAAGGAACAAAGAGTGTATACCCTCCAATATGGCAAGCAGTGTTATCTAATAACTCAGAAATGCTTCAATTGCTGATTAACTATGGAGCAGATGTTAATACTAAGAATATTAAAGGATGGACACCTTTATTTTATTTAAGAGTGCATGGACATAGGCAATCTGATATTGTGAATTTACTGATTAAAAACGGAGCCCATTTATAGCCAGCGCTACGCCCAGAGGCAATAACTGTAAAATCTGTGGAGGAGTAAATAAATGGAATTTACTATTTTAAGAGAAGATGTAAGCTTTATATTAAGTATAATAGCAACTATAGTTAGTGTATTTGTAGCATATCGTCAATATTCCCGTGATAAATTAAAAGTTGAAGCAAATTTTAGATTTGCTATAGGATGTTGGGGGCCATACACAAAGCATTATATAAGTATAGAAATTATTAATAAAGGAAGAGATGCTGTTTACATTCAAAATGTATATTTCCCATTGCATAATAAACAAAATTACTTTTCTGCGAAAGCCAGAATTTCTAATGGAGGGACGTTTCCTATTAAATTAGAACCATTTTCTAACGTTTCTGTATATTATCCACAAGAGGATTACGAGAGAATGAAAAAAATGGGAGCAAAATTTGCAGAAATAAAATTGGGAACAGGGAAAAGTATAAAAACAAATTCTTTCCCAACTGATTAATTACTAATATTATAGCAATAAATAGAATGCATGATATCTTTTCCCAATACTCTTTCCATATGAATTATTTGGGAAATATCACTCCCACGATTATTTTCAACAGGCAAGTTTTTGTATCTACTTCCCAACCCACTTATCCCAGTCCGCACCGTTCTCCTGAACGCTGCGGACTGTTTTAAGGGCAAACTCCGTCACATTCAGCAGAAGCGCCATCGTCAGGGCGGCTCCTACAGCAGCGGCGCCCCCCTTGGTTGTCCGTGGAGAAAAAGCCACCGTCCCCGCCGCTGCGGTGCGTAAAAGCTCGTGGAAAGAAAGGGCGTCATCCTCCCAGGGCCGTTCCTTGCCGTCAAACAACTTCCAGGCGTTGGAAAACGCCTTCCCGATATCCGCCGCATTAGAAAACGGCACCAGCAAATTATTCCCCGGCATAAAAGCATGATACCCGCACAGCTTCGCAAGCTGCCTCACGCCCTCACCAGCCAGCCCGCTTACTACAGGAATCCCCATCACGGGCCCCATCACCACATCAAACAGGGCGTGCCACCACTCCCGCTTCCGGCGGCGCTTCTCGTCATCGGTCATGAAATTAAGCAGCCCATTCAGAAGGGCCAGCACCATCCCGTGAGAAACCCACATCAACCCGGCCTTCCCCCATTGCCCGCTGCGGGCCAGGGAAAACACATTGCCCATCGTATTGATTGACTCGCCGCCCAGGAACAACATCCCCGCCTGCATCCAGGTCCGGTGCTGCGCGGCCAGGGACTTCTGCAGCTGCGTCATCGGCTGACCCTTGCGGGACAGGGAGCGCCGCACCTCCGCCATGGCGGCCGCGTCAAGCTCGGCCTCCGTAGCGTCCGGCGTCTCACGCTTCATCTTCCGGTAAACCGCATCGTACAAAATAGCCGCGGAAATCGCATTCCCCTTCATATCCACCCGCTCCAGCAAATCCATCCCCTCCCGGTTCCAGCGTTCCAGGCGGGACACCCGGCGCCCGGCCTCGTCGGCCCCCATGGCAGCCAGCGTAGCACTGAACCGCGTCTTGTCGCGGCTGTCCAGCTCCGGCAGAACCTCTATCTCGCGCACAGGCTTCACCAGCTTCCCGGCGTGATACCGGCGGACGGCCCCCAGCCACTCGGCAAGGCCAATCTCGTCGGAAGCATACATCGCGTTAATCACTGTCGTCACCTGCTTGGTCAGCGTCCCCACGCGCCCGGCCAGCAGCACCCGCGCCGCCGCGCCGGAAAGCCGGTTCATCAGGCGGTTCATATCCAGGTGCCCCCGGATACTCTCCGCTCCGGCGCGGTCAAACGCATCCGCCCAGGCCATCAGCTTGCCCACGGCATCCCGCCCCAACAGCACCTCCAGGCTCCGGCCCGCCTCGCCATCCTCACCCTTAAAATTCAGCAGGGCCCGCAAATCACGGCTGATCTCGGAACCATACAGGTAAAGATCCTGCTCGGTCATGGCCGCCATAAACGCCGTGCAAACATCCATCTCCAAATCCAGGTGCGCCTGATGCTTCCGGCGGGCGTGAATCAACCCGAACTTCCCGCCTGTGGCCGCTTCCCCGTAAGACGCCGCATCGGCAATCGACTTATCAATCGCCTCCATCGTCACATCGAAAAACGCCCGGAAATAATTCTCCGTCAGCGGAAACGGTGAGCCGTAGCGCCTCTCGGTCATCTCCTGCACCTGTCCGCTCCGTTCATTCAATTTCTCTCTCAAGGCGTAAGCAAACCGCATCACCTCATCCCCGGCAAACCCGCGCAGCCGATCCATCACCTCCGCGTCAAACCCGCGTTCCGCCAGGGCCTCGGTATAATCCGCCTGCTCGGACAACAGCACCAAATACGCCGCCTCCATCCGGGACAGGCCATCCAGCCGGAAACTCTTCGGCTGATACCCCTCCTTGGCGTACTTCGTCCTGGAGCGCAGCATCTCCGCCCGCTCCCTCGCAAAAACCTTCTGATCTCCGTACCGCTCCCACTCCTTCTGCGTAAACACGCGCTCCATGTGCTCCAATGCCTTCTTCGCCTGCTTGGCGGAAATCTCCTTGCGGCGGTGCCCGAACAGGGCGTCCACCTCCTTCTTCAAACCCTCGGAAAGCTTAAACTCCCTCAAATAAAGCTGCACCGCTTCCAGCCCGTGGGACTTCACCTTCCGGCGCAGCAAATGAAGAAGGCGTTCCCGGTACAGGGCGTTTGCCTTCCTGTTCCAATCCGGTTCCCGCTCCACAACGGAAATCCCCGTATCCTGCTTCATGCGCCCCTCATAAATCCACTCGGCAATATCATACCGGTCCGCGGACCCCGCAATCTCCGCTACGGTATGATGCACAAAACGCAGCATCTCCTTCTCGCTCGCCTGCCGCTGCACATTAAACCGCGCCGCCCGTTCCTCAAACTGGCGGGCAACCCCGGCAAACGGCTCCACGGAAGAAAGCGCCTGCATATACTGATTAAAATTCATCAGGTAATCAAACAGGGAAAGGGGCTTCTTGGGGAGGGCCCGCAGCCTCGCCTTCCGGCGGAACATCGCCATCCTGTTATCATCCAACTCCCCGGTGGCCTGCAGCAGTGGGGCGGCCATGGCGGCAACCTCCAGCTTCTTCTTCTCCGCTGCGTTCTCCCAGGCATGGCGGGACGTGGCAATCAATTCTCCAAGGGCCGCGCCGCACTTCTCCGCGGTATTCACGTCCATCCGTTCATAACAGGCGTAAACCTCAAACTCCCGCTGCGTTACGGCCACCTCTTCCAGCCTCCCTTCCGCGTCGGGCAGCGTCACCAGCACCAGCGCATCCGGGGCCAGATCATCCCACCTCTTCCCCTCCTCGGCATCCTCCGGAAAATTCTTCTGGAAAAACTCATCGTACTGGCTCTCGGTCATCTCCAGCAGGCGCAAGCACCTCTCCAGCCTCCGGTAACTCTCCGCGTCCATCTTCCCGCGCATCGGCTTCCCCTGCGGACTCGTCCGCGGAGCCACGGAAGCCGCCACGCGGCGGATGCGCCCCAGCGTCCGGTCCTTCCGGAAGCGGTCAATCTGCTCCACCACGCGCTCCATAAACTTCCCCGCAAGCCGGAACACCTTCTGCTCCCCGTACTCCTCCAGAAACTCGGCCCCGTGCTCCTCAAACAACCGGCGCCACACCTCCTGTTCCACCCCCTTGCGGGCCGCCAGGGCGGCCCTGTTATCCGCGTCCGGAGCAGAATCCAGCTCGTAATCGGCCTGCCGTTCGGCAATCTCCCTCCGGGCCTCCACCACCACATCCTCCAGCTCCGGCCTCTTCTCCGCCCAATTGACAAAACTCCTGCCAATGCTCCCCTCCATAATCTCCGGCCACCTCTTCATCGGAATCGCTTCCAACGCGCTGGCCACCGCATCGCCCGGCGCCATCTTCCCGCTATTCCCGTAAAGCAGGGAAAACACATTCAGCCAGATCTTGTAAGGTTCCAACCCGAACCCGTAAGAATCAGGCAAATACCGCTCCACCGTGGAAATCAGCTCCTGCGCCTCCGCCAGCAGCTCAAGGCCGCGCTCCCGGTCCCCGGTCTCAAACAGGCGCAGCTTACTCACGGACCGCTGCGTGGCGGCCCGCATCCTGAACACCATCTCATCGTAAAGCCAATCCCCGTTCGGAGCCAGAACCCTGCCGGCCATCCGTCCAAACCTCCCGGCCCCGAACGTAATGCCGCCAAGCTCCGTAATATCCCCCGTCAGCGGAATCGAAAACTGCGGAGCGTCCAGCAGCCGGAACCCGTTCAGCCCGCTCATCAAGACCCCCTCGCTATTCTTCTCAAACGTCCCGGCCAGCCGCGCCTCCTGCTCCCGGCTCATGCTCCCGGCCCCCTGGGCAAACCCCTCATACCCCTGAATCACATGCTGCACCTCGTGTAAAATCGTATCCAGCACCATGCCGGGAGGCGCGTTCTTCCCGCCCCGTGCCACATTCACGGCAATATAATGCTCCTGCGGATCGGTAAACCCTCCCGTGCCGCTCCCGCTGTCGCGGTAAAAATCCACCCGCAGCCTCCGCAGCTCCGGGTAGGCCCGGAACAACTCCGGAAAATCCAGGGCCGCGGCCAGGGAAACATTCACATGCCCCCCCTCGCTCACGCTGACGTGCTCCTTCCTCAACCGCACCCCGCGGGAATCAATAATCGCCTTCCGCTTCCCGTCCGCCGGATCCGTGTAGGAAAGGCCGTTATTGTGGTACTCCTGGAAGGATTCAGCCTTCTCCCCAATAATGGAAAACGTAATATCCGGATTCTTCGGCTCATACGTCCCGCGGTTATCGACAGCGCTCTTCACCTGCCGGGAATCCGTAGCCATCCCCCACACCTCCGGACTCCCGTCATAAGCATTCCTGCCCTTCAAAACAACACCGTCATAACCTGCGCCATGAGCATTCCCCTCATCAAACCCTCTCCTCAACTCGTGAGGAAACAAATACCACGCCATCGGGGAACCCTTCACGTTCTCCGGCACACCCTCCCCGGAAAACGGGCGCTGTGAAGCATCGCCAAGATCCAGCATAAACGGACGCCTCAACCTCATAAAACACGCATACAGCCGCGCACTCTCCAACCCGGTCCCCGGAAAACGTCCCTCTAAATCATAAAGCACATCTTCCGCCGTCTCCGGCAGGGAAGAAAAAAACAACAACCCTCCATCCTCCCGGCTCCGGTTAAAATTCTCTCCGGAACGCTCCACGTCAAACACGGTAAAAACATGCGGGGAACCATGATACACCACCAGCGGCTCCCCATTCTCGTCCACCACCTTGGAGGCATTGGACGGGTCATGCTCCCAATCGCCAAACCAACTCTTAAACGCCTCCGTGCGCACGGACAGCCACTGGTCTTCCGTCAGGTTCGTATCCTTCCCATTCGGAGCCTTCATGAACGTCCCGTCAGACTCCGCCTTCTTCCTGACAGCCGCCTTTTCCTTCTCGACAAAAGAACGGTAAGAAGATAAATTACGGGTAGAAACCCCGTCCTTGAAGGGTGTAGGTAGGCGGCCTTCCCGGCTAGCAGCTCCCCTAGTGGCGGGGTTTTCTATGGTCAATTCCAGCGTGTAAAGAACGTTACCTTCCTGTTCCTTAACGTATTTGATTGCTGTAACATTAACATCAAACGCTCCTATCCCTTCAATATCTACTGTATTGAAAAAATGATAGGCTCCGGCTTTTGAGGCATCTTGTTTATACGCCTCTTCAAAAAATCCATCCTCCGCATTCTCAAACAACTCATGAATGCGGGTGGCCGCCGTATAATGAACCCTCCGGGCCTCCTCCGCGGAAAACCCAAGCGCCTTCAAATTCGCCACGGACATTTGTGAAGCCCCGGCCTTGCCCACAGTCTTGCCGGAAACGCGCGCCTCAATCACGGCCTGGATCCCCGTATTCTTATTGACGAACACCTTGCCCTGCAACGGCTTCAACCTCGCCCGCATCCCGGCGGCGGAACTCACCACATCCCCGGAAGAAATGGACACCAGGGAAAAATTCGCTGCGGGAGCCTCATCTTCCGCAGGGGCGGCCCCCCTCGTCAGCGCCGCGTCCAGCATCCGGCTCACATCCTGGGAAAGCTGCAACATCCCCGTATCGGCGGAACCCGCCTCCTGTTCCGGCGCCTCCAAAGGAAGAACGCCGTTCTCCCGGTCCACCTCCTCCCGCGTCTTCACCCCCAGCTCCACCATCACGGCCAAAGCGGCCTGCCAGCTCTTCCCCTCCATCAGGGCACGCAGCCCGGCCCGCTGCACCTCGTTCTGATTGCGGAACGCCATCGCCACGCGCCAGGCATCATCCGGAGAAACAAGCTCATTCCCCAGCGCATCCAGCAAATCGGAACAGCCGTACAGGCCCAGTTCCACCCCGCGGCGGGACTGTCCCTTGCGGAAAATCCCCCTCTCCACCGCCTCCTCCTTCGTCAAACGCTTCCGGCTCACATAACGGGCAATCTCAAACAGGGAAGCCTGCCCGTCCCGGATATTATTCTCCACATCATGCGTCTGCGCCCAATCCAAATCAAACCCGGCCACCTCATCATACACCGTGCAATTAATATCCTCATCCGTGCAGGCGTTAAAACGGTGCCGGCCGCTGATCACCTGCAGGGCGCCATCCTTCCGCCTCCACACGGAAATCGGCGCGGCATTGCGCTGCCACGCCCCCACAATCGGATTCACCACCCCGGTCTGTTCATCCGCCCCCTGCTTAAACTGGGGCACATCCGGGCAAAGTGTCAGCCGGGACTTCTCAATAAACCCCTGGCGCACCCCCTCCTGAACCTCAATAAACGCCCCGTTAAACACCCCTGACTCATCCGGCTCGCCCAGCGCCTCCACGCGGGCCTGCTCCCGCTCGCGCCGCGCCTCCTGCGCCTCCGGAGAATTCTCTTCTGCGGCAGCCTCATCCGCTGCCGCCTGCGCGTCGGCCTCATCCTGCGCCTTGCTCTCCGCAAGCTCATCCTCCAGCGTCCGGGCCTCCGTTGCCACGCCCGCGCCAAACATCGCGTCCAGCCCCGCCTGCGCTCTGGCCCGCTCCATGGACAACTCCATCAAATCCCCCTGCTGGTCCCGGTACAGGGCATTCCCCGCATCCAGCATCACCGCCAGGGCCTGACGCACCGGCAGGGAAAACACGCCCTGTTCCTCCGCCTGGCGCACCATCTCGCCCAACTCCACGCGCGCCTTAAAATACCCCAGGAACTTCACCAGGTGATTCAGCAGCCTCCGCAGCCAGGAGGGCAGGGACGTACTCCGCACCGCGTCCGCCAGCCAGCGGGAACGCCCGATTTTGGAAAACGCCTCAATCGCGTCATGAGCCGTCACCGGCTTCCCGGCGTCCAGGTGAATAAACTGCATCTCCTCCCCCCGCGCCTCCGGAAACAACTCATTCATCACCCTCTGCGCCTCCTGGAGCATCGCGCAGAACTCGTCCCAGGACAAACCCTGCTCCGCCTGCCAGGAAATGACCGCCTGTTCCATCGTCTCCTCCATCAAATCCTCCACCGTCGCGTTCCCGCGGGCATACCTCAACACCCGGCGGAACGTATCCCCCCGGCGCACCTTCGTCACATAAGCGTTGGAAAACGGGGCATCCATGGCAGGAGCCTTAAACTCCGGATTCCGGGCCTGTTCCGTCCTGATGCGTTCCTGGGCTTCCTCCCATGTCCTCACAAGGGTCCCCAGCGGAATATGCTCGCTCAGGGAAGCATCCATGCGGGCGGCGGCCTCCTCATAACTCACCCCCTCCGCCTCCAGGGCGCGGATAGCGGCCATCGCCATATCCGCGCGGGCCTTCATCTGCCCCAGCGTCTCCGGGGCAATCACCACCCGTTCGGCCCCTGTCTGTTCATCCGTCACTGTGCGCGTAATCACCTCCGCCGCGTCAAAACGCCCCTGGGCAAGAGCCTGGCCCACGGTCACATCCCCGGCCAGCAAATGCTGTGCCCCGACAATGGCATGTTCCATATCGGCATCCACAAACGCCTGCAAATAAGCCGTCATCTGCTCGCCGTCCATCAGCGTGTAGGAAGGGGCGCCCTCTTCCTGCCCCTCTCCGGAAACGGAAGCATCCTCCCGCGGCGCTTCCGTGCCGCGCGCCGGAGCATACACCCGGAACATCCCCTCCTGTTCCGCAGGATCCACCCTGGGCACCATGCCGGCATCCTCGGCGGCCCGCCACGCGTCCAGCTCCCGCAAAGACTCAATGCGTTCCCCGGAAAGGCGTTCTCCGGCAGCCGCGCTCGCCCGCTCCATGGAAGCCTGCGGATCCTCCATCCAGGAATCATGCAAATGGGAAAGAGCCTTATTCAAAAAACCTTCGGCGGTCTTTTCCTCCCTGGCTTCCAGATACCCCTGGACCGTGCCTCCCAATTCCTTGTAATGTTGCAAAGAAAGGCCAAACTCTTGGGCCGCCTTTTTGATTTGAGGATAATTAAAGCCGGACATCCCAAACGTAAATGCCAGCAGGGCAAGACCCTGTTCTCCGTGCATCATCTGCCCCATATCGTCCAAATACTGACGGAAAGTCTGTTTTCCGCGTTCGTCCGTCAGGTTCATGCTCTGTACAGTACGCATCAAATACCCGGCTGTAGGCTCAAGAATGGCCTCTTCCGCAGCGCCGGAAAGCCCTTGAATAGCGTACTGGGCCTTCGGACTCGCCATCCATTGAGCCCGCCACGGGGCCAGCTTCCCGGCGGCCTTCCCACCGCCAAGCGCCTTCTTCAACCACTTATATCCGGGCGTCAACCGCCCGATGGGGGAAAAAGCAATCATCTCTTCCAGAGCATCTGCCTGGCCGAACATCATGGCCCTCTTCTCCGTTTCCTCCATCGTTAACCCAATGCTTACCCCCTCATCCCTGCGGGATTGCATGGCGGAGGAAGCTCCGATAGCAGGACCAATGGCAGGAATGAACCAGGGAGCCGTATCTCCGATAATGGAACCAAGCTGCGAACCAATGCGGCCAACCAAATGACGCTCCTCCCCTTCCAGATATTCCTTTTCCCCGGCTTCCATAGTTTCAACCAGATCGGCAGCCCAGCGGCGTCGTATCTCAAGAAAAGTGGCATCCTTCTCAATCTGAGCGCGTGCTTCATCCACATCCATTCCGGAAGCAATCAACTCCGGCAGACGCTTAGCTGCATTCGTAACGGCATCCACCTCTCCCATTACCTGTAAATTCCGCCAGGCCTTCTGACCTGTCCGCCATCCCTTCACGCCCCCGGTGCGTACCATCCCCGTTACCCCTTGGGCTGCCTTATCTATCCAGTCAATCCCGGTCCACTCGTCACCGTGCTTATCCTTGGCGTACTTCCTGGAATCATTATAAAACATATTCAGCACAATGCGCCGTGCCAGCTCATCATCTCCCACCTGTTCCGCCAGATTATTGATGATCCTGTCGTCGTACAGGGTGCCCTGCGCGTCATATTCCCGGACAAGTTGCATCCCTCTGCGGGCTCGTCTGACACTCTCCCAGGAAATGCCCGCCTCCTGCATCATCATTACCTGTTCAGGGGAGGGAACAACAGTGTCCCCGCGCACGTACCGGTCAATGAAGGGATCAATCGTAGCAGCCAATGCCTCCCGTGCCTGTTGCTGTCGCTCCTGCTCTGCCTGATAAGCACGGGCTTTTTTCTGGAAATCCTTCCAGACGGCAGCCTGTGCGTCCGCCACGGTGGCAAATTCAGGCATCTCTTTTCCCTGTGCTAGCCAATACATGGAGGGATTATCTCCATGATTGGAACCAAACAAACCGCGCAAGGTCTCAAAACCGGCATATGCCGGGTCATCCATATAGGGACTCTGCGCCGCTTCCGTTGGCTCTAACAATGCCTCTTTCTGGAGTTCTTTCAATAAATCCATATCTTGGGACAGCCCCAACCTCTCAAAAACATCCTGTGCAAACATATATTCTTGTGCTAAAACTATTGATAAAGAGGAAGAAGGGCGGAGTCGCCAATATCGTTCACCTGCGTGTAAGTATCGTCTCCACCCGGCAAAGGAGGCAGCAACCCTGGTCCGTATCCATCTTCCGGCGCTTCCGGTTCATCCTTCCCGTCGTAAATGCTGACATTCCCGCTGGCCTGTTCACCGGGAAACCTTAACGCCATGCGTTCATAAAGCGGTCCTGAAACCTCAACGCCCCGCGGGGTTCCCTCATAGACCCCGACGACGGGAACCCTTAGGAAAGCTCCATTGCGTCCCAGAGAAATGCGGGCAAAAGGTCTATTCCCAAACTTAGCCTTGATAGCCTCATAAGCCTGCTTGGAAACATACGCTCCGGATGTAGCATGCCGGACAAAAGAAACAGGGTGGTTCTCAAGAGGGGAAGGCAAATAAGGTCTTTGGCCCTTAATATATTGTGCCGCCTTCTTTTGCTGGGCCTCCCTCTCTTCTGGAGACACGTTCAACTCTTCCTGTTGCTCAAAAGAATACAAAGGCATGGACTCCAGCGCCTTCTTCATGCGGCTCTCGTCAGATCTTTTCTTATCTTCTTCAATAATAGGCCGATAGGCAAACCTGTTCCCGGCATGAAAAGCGGTAAATTGATGGATCTGCGCAAGATCTTGGGCAAGTGTGGCATTGGGATGAGCCTGTCTCCACTCCGTCATGGAAAGTTCCGTCTTATACAAAATATCTGCCTCCACCTCATCCCGCATACTCTCTGCCTTCTTAATCTGCTCCTGGTCGCCACTCTTGTAAGCATTAGCTACCTGGTAAGAAAAATAAGGAATATACACATGATCCGGCATGGCCTTCAAAACGGCCTCTATATTATTCCGGTTCGTATTGGGTCTCCCCATGGCGTCAATCCGGTCTTCTACAAACAGGCGCAGCTTCCTTTCATCTCCAAGAACCTGTCCATACTGCCCCCACTTCTTCAACATGTCATTGACGTACCTCGTTCTTTCTTCGCCGGAATTGGCGGGAGGCAGATTCCGTAAATCCTCCCGGAAGGCAAACTTAATGGAAGGGGCGTATTTCCCGTAACTGCCGGTCCGGTTATAATGCTCCACCCAGTCGTATTCCTGCTCCGTGGCTCCGTAACGGAGGGAAGCTTTCGGCCAAAGAGAACCCTTTCTGTAACCGGGCGCTCCATCTTCACCTTCGGAGCGGTTCGCGGAACGTAAAAACCTTCTGGTCTTCTCCTTCAGCTTTAAAACATCTCCTGCGCCCAGAGCATCAAAATAGCCGTCCCCAAGCTTCGTAAAAGCAACACTGGGGTTAATCAGCATATCCTGCTCGTATTCGTCCAAAAGGCCGTTCCGTGTATCTTCCAGAATACCGTTGTTCATTCCATTCTCAGAAATAATGCCGGCCTCGTAAGCCTGAATGCGCCTACGGGTGGCTCCTTGGAAATCCCTCCGCAGCAAATCCCCCTTCAACCCTTCCTCAAAAGCCTGCCTGGACTCCTGAATCTGCCCCTTAAGCATCAACTCGGAAGCCCGCCCCTGGAGTCGGCGCATCACATCCTGCTTTCTGGCTCCGAACCTGGAGGCCTCCTCCTGGGAAACAAAACTCCCCTTCAACCCGCGGAACTTCCCTTCGTAATTCCGTACAAACGTATTCAGGGCGCTCTCTTTCAGCCTCCCGTCACGATCGTAAAAAGACAGCTCATGACCGCGGGCAAACCCCAATCTCCGTGTTATCTCCTGCTCAAACTCGCTGGCCAAATCATTCATCTGGCCTTCCAGGCGCGTCTGCTCGCCGAAATCCTTCATGCGCTGGTACTGGTGGGCAACATCAGACACAAACTCCTGGGCATTCTGCAGCGCCCTCTGAACGGGCTTGGAAGAAACATCCGGCATCTGGACCGGGGAAGGGGTGGAGGAAGCCGCATTCATCCGGGTTCCTCCGTACAAGGGTTGCTGTAAATCACTCATCTTCGTTCATCTTGAAACGGTTAAAACTTAAAAACCTTGGGATGGAAATCTCCTTCCAGTCCTCGCGTCCGCGGATGCAGCGCTGCCACCTTGCCCGGTCAAAACGCCCCTGCACCAGACAAGCCAGCTCCCTGACGGCCTCCATGCGGCCGTGGGCAAAAAGAATAATCAGCGTCCTGGGAGACTCCGGATCTGGCACCCCCGCAAAAAACAACGAAGGGCAGCACCACACGACCCCGCCTCCCGCATCCGCCAGGGAAACGGTCTCCCGGAACCAGCCGGGGCGCTGGGCTTCCATCAGTAAAAAAGCCTGCTGCATGGGAGAAACGCTCATCTCTTTCCAAAACCCATGAAATTAGCCAGCAGGGAATCCCTCAACCTGTTGGAAGACTGTATGCTCCCCGGCACCATCCCCCCCAGGGAACCGGAAAGGGAATAAGCATTCATCATCCCGGAAAAAGCCCCCTGGGCTCCTCCTACCTTGGCTCCCCACTCCTCCCCGCTCTCGGTAACACCCCCCAGCAATCCTCC